TAAGCTGTTCATATTTGCATGCAAATAGAACTTGGCTATAACCTATTATGTAAGTATGCTATATACAAGCAGTCGATTGTTTTGTGTAAAGGTTAACCATATATTTAAAACGGTCAAACGTTATAGCAACATTAGGATCATATATTGGTTTAAAGAACACTTTGTTGACATCAAATACTTTTAATCTAACAATACTTTCCATACTTTTAAACTCCCTTCTTAATAAAAACCAAGAAGTCTTAGTATCGATTTTCTTGTTAAATTCACGTAAGACATTTGATATATAATGTTCAACAAGCACAATATTCTTATAATTAGTTCTATTTGAAGGCATATAATACTTTCCTTTAACAATAGACTTATAGTCAATTAATTGACTCCTATACTCACCTCCCCTAAATCGATTAAGTAATCTGAAAAGACAATCAGGTGGCTCATCATCAACACTTTTTAAGACCATACCAACTTCTTGTAAAATCACTAAAATAATCAAATTCTTGATTACATGATTTAATGCACTATCAAATGGTGCTTGTAATACCATTTGTTGCAAATTATCAATTTTCCTAGAATTAGTTAATTTATTACTAGTTGGATATGAAAGATTAGTAAATAATTCAACATCATTCCATGATAATCCATTATAAGTGTATTTCTTCTTTAAAAAGGTATTTATACTAATACCATTTTCACTGTTTAAATGACCACTCGATAGTGAGATATCATCAATAACCATACCACTATGTTGCTTTAACTCTAGAGAAAGTTTCTTTATACGATTATATGGCATTTTACCTAAAACATCATCACCTGCCATAACCAAATAACTTCTTTTAATCTCTTTATTTGACATTGTTTTCCTCATGGCGGTTGAAAAAGTACCATATGAGCAAAGTGTTGTGACAATATTAGTTAAACCATGCCCTGTTGCAACGCCTTTACTAATTTGATAAATCAATCTACTACCAGGAAGAACAATTCTTTTAAAAATCATTCCTGACATTACATAATAGAATAATCTATCAATCCTGATATCTTCATCAAAACATAGTCTTAACATAGCAAATGCTGAAACAATGGCTGGTTCGTGTACCATACAATCATGTAAAGTAAAATCAGCGTTAAAGTTAAGATCAACTCTATCATCGACTTCAAGAATATCAGCTAAATCACGATAATTAAGTCGACCATTAACTCGTCCACCATAATTAAAACCCTTATCTAATTTTTGAAACCCCTCATTTAATATTTTACTTAGTGTAATTGAAATAAGTGATGGCACATCCTCTTGACCAAGAACAATTCTCGTTGAAACCTCTTTTGGAATACCAAATTCAGCCTTCATTCTCT